AGGTCCGCCATCATAGCAAACCCCATGAACGGCCCTAAGTTTGCTTCCGCCTTAAATGTTTGGTTTGGGTTTGTAGGATCATAGTATTGATATGGTCCGGTGGTTTCATCTCCAAACTGGACTCGTGCGCCATAAAACGCGCCAAGAGTTGCTAAACCACCAAACTGTTTACCAAACCTTTCTGCATATGAAGATGCTACATCCCCCCTCTTTTGAAGAATACCACCCATATTGTACAAACCGACTATTGGTGTGTGTTCGTACAGGAAGATAAACTGGTTTATGAGATATCTTGGAAATGGAACCGCTTGAGAAGCAAGAATACTGTCAGATGCAATGCTAATAACTGTATCCGCAAACTTATTAAAGCCGCCAGTTTTACCTTGAAACTTACCCGTCTGATATGTAAATGACAAGGCTTCTTCCATAGCCTCGCCTATAGCGTTGTCATCAATTTGACTAAACATACCAACTGCTTTTTTAGCGGTTTTGGGGTCAAGATAATTATCATTAAAGAACCCCATCAAGCCACCTTTTTGGCCTGATGCGCGAAGATACTTATCTATTTCACGTGAAAAGATAGCACGTTTAAACATGTTGTCAGACATTGTGTTTAATATGTTTGCTTTACGAGCAAGAAATAACAGACCACCCTCTTCACCTGTAAGTTCACCAATGTCACCCATCTCACGGAATATTTCCTTTGCGAGATTAGACTTTGCAAAACGGGGATCACGGAAAAGTAAGTCTAGTGCCGCTGTTTCAACACTTGTAGTGCCAAGCCACAAGTCTTTCATATAGCCAGCTTGAATACCTGCTCTAAGTTGCGCGATTCCCATGCTTACAGATTTTTTACCTGCATCCTTTAGTTGCGCATCGGATATTCCAGCAATCTTTTGACCTGTGCCATAGAGAATGTTTGATATGCCTGTTCCTACGTTATCTAACGCATACACGTAGTTTCGCATATATCCATTGGTAGTGTTACGGGCTGTTGTAGCCAACTGAACAGTCATAAGACCGATTCTAGCTTTGTTAATTGTTGCAGGACTAAACCAATTTCTAAAAAGATTAGAAGATTTTGGCCCCATTCCCTTTATGGGGTTTTGTTTAAGCCTTTGTCTAGCACCCTCAGTAATACTACCAAGGTTCATTAGGCGTTGGTCTATTTCTGTAAGTTCTTCCAAAAGTTGCTTTTTTTGAGCCTGACTCACACGCCCCACTGCACCAAGTTCTGCACCTGCTTCACTAAGACGCTCTGCAAACAGAGATGAAAGTTGCTGCATGGTGACATTGTGTTCATTCAGTATTTTAGCTAATTCTTTTTCTGATACATCTCCATCAGCTAAACCACGTGCCAAACGCGAAGTGAGGCGTTCTTCTTTTATCTTACCTGTTTTACTAATCTTACCAATTGGTGGTATTTTATTTACAATTCTTGCGGCAGCAGCAGCAATGTTTTCAATCTCTTTTGCTTCAAGTGGCCCTACAGACTTTTTAAGGCTCCGTCCCTCTGCCAGTTTTTCTGGTACAGTCTCTTCCAGAGCCATCTTAATTGTATCTTTAAATTTTTTAGCGTCTTTACCTACAGTGCTGTTGCTTGCAAAGTTACTTTTTCTTGTGCTTTTAAGCACAGCTACAGTGCTAGTTTTGTGTGCTGCTTCAACTTTTACACGTTCTTTGCCTAGTGCAATCTGACGTATTTCTTCCGCCCGGTTGCCTGTAATAGCACGTTTAACACCAGTAACTGCACCAATTGTACCAGAGCCAACAGTGCTAAGAGCAGCAGAAAGACCAACATTAGTCATGTCAATTTCGTCTTGCTGACCTGTTTCTACACGAGTTTGCTCTTGCGCTAGTACAGTACCAGCAGCGAATGGCACATCAACAGCAGCAGCACCAGCGGCACCTCTAAGCGCACCACTACGAACTGCGGCACCTTCTACGCCACGTTTAAGAATTTGTCTTAAACCTATTTTTAATGATTGTGTAGCTGCAAGTGTACCCGCTTTAGCTGCACCAAACGAGAACATGCCAGCATATGTGGAGGGAGCGAACAGGACACCACCAATATAGTCTTGAGCAGCAGCCAGCCCAAGTTCTGTGTCCATTCTGTCAAACGTATCCATGAGACGGCCCATACGAGCCTTACCTTCGTCGTCTGCATCTTGTGCATAAAAAAGATCACGTGTTGCCGTGACCTCATTTACGTTCTGATATCGGAAATGTTCTAAGAACCTGTCGTAAAGTTCTTCTGCATCGTCAGAATAAAAACCTTCACGTTCACCAAGAAACTGAGCAGCATCTGATATAAAGTCAGCATCCTCTAGGAGAACTTCTTTTGTCAAATCCTCGTCGTTATACAAGTTATATGACATGATTAACTACTCGCTACTGAATATTCAAGTCCTGTTATACGCTTAAACTCTGCCTCATGTTCAGCCTGTGTCTTGCCTTGATTTGCTCTTTTGATACGGGTCATAATTGCTTTAGCTGCAGCTTTTCTTGTGCTTGGGGTTGTGCTTTGAACATTTGTAAGTAGACTGTCAGGTATTACACTACTACCAGCACCTGTTACTGTTCCTGTTCCGCTGCCGCTGCTTCCGCTTCCACCAGAGCCACCTGCACCGCCGGGTGGAGGTGGAGGTGGAGGAGATGCTGAATTTTGAATTGTAGATTGTGTCCAAGCAGGAGACTGTCGTGTAGTTTCATCAAAAATATCTTCTCCTACACTAAGATATGGCTCCCCATCCTCTGGTGTCACAAGAATAATTTTTTTCATTCCTGCTGAACCGAATATTTTTATAAACTCAATAGGATCATATTTATTGCTGTCAGCATCTATGCCTACATATCCATTATTTCTTGCAAGCTGTGCAAGTTTACCCATTGTTGCAACAGCAGCTACTGCTTTTCCATAAATTTCTGCTTTAACACCCTTTGCTTCATAATTACCAGCAACATCAAAATCACCTTTTAGCTGCCCTGCGCTTACAAGATTTCTCATAAAACCCTTTTCAAATGTTTCTCTTGAACTGTCAGACATTTGATTTTGTTGTAGTTCAGCCATCTTTTTAGCTTCAGACAGCATATCAATATTAGATTTAATAACACCTTCTACAGCAGTCCATTCCGCATCTCTATTCTGTGGAGCAACTTGATTGTGTTTATTTAAAAGCGTATTCATACGAACCAATTCGTTGTTAAAGTTGGTTCCTAGAATGAGTTCTTCATCAATACCTGTAGCAGAAACAGGAGACATGTCAGCTATACTAGCTTCGTCTGTTCCAAACATTTCAGTCATTTCACGACTAATTTGATCTTCTGCGGTTTCACCACCAAATATAACATCTAGTGCAGTGCGGCGAGTCTCAATACCCGATGCTTTAATATCAGGAAGAGGCTTCAACCGTGTTACTGTACGTGCGACATCTCGTGCTGTCGGAACTTCTCCAATGCTTCGTTCTTGCAGTCCCATTTTAGTAATGGGATCAACCCCATACGTGCTATATTCTGTGTTTAATAGCTGTGCCACACGATTTGCGCCAGCAATACCACCTTCTTGATCAATCAAATAATAAGCAGCTTCCATGACTTCAGGAGCGTTAGCAGAGCGATCACCAGAGATTAAAGAAGCTAGTTCTTTTACTTGTACTTCTGCGGCATTGATGGCACTGCGATTGTCTTCTTCAATCTGCATACCACGTGTCATACCAAAGTTACGAAGTTCACGAATATCTTTATCTTTTCGTTCTTCCTGCAAGAGCATTTGTTCGCCAGCACCTTCAGCCACACCGCCCCAAAAGTCAAGATCACCAAGAAGATTTCCCAAATTAGCAAATGGCATTACGCTCTCCTAGACATAAGACCGCCTTCAGGCTGCGGCTCTTGCATGACCGGCATTTCTTCCTGAACAGGCTCTTCCATAGCAAGTGCTTCATCCTGCGCAGACATATCTGCTGCAACACGCTGCGCCAATTGATTTGGTAGCATGGACTCTTCTTTCATTCCGGTGTCATATTCAACTCCAGCAGAGTCAGCGATCAGGCTCATTGCCTCAATAAGTGCTGGCATAATCAAAATACCTACATCAACAGAGTGCTTTCCTTCCATAACACCAGCAAGCTGAATAGTGTTAGCAAGCACAGTCAACGGAACGCCCATTTCAATGACGTTAATCAGTCCTTTTGCAAACTCATCCTGTCCAATACGTGCTACGTAATACGAAACAGTTTCATCCACAGTAGAAAACTGCGGAGGATTTTGCCACGGCCTAGCACCTAGTTCGTGAGTAAGTCCCTCACCCGGAATAGGACGATTGAATGAAGGTTCAGATATTTCCATTTTGTTTTCTCGCATCAATAATTTCAAGACGAGCCTTGCGTATTTGCTGATAGGCTTTGACTGCATCTACCAACGGCTTCGTTTCTTTTGTAGAATTATTACCGTTACGCATCATATTCCGCATAGGTGAAAGAAGGCCACGATCTGGTGTCTGATTTTGTTTTGTAATGTCAGGAATACGAGAAAAAGATCGCATAAGATTTTTAGCTGGATTAGTAATCATAGTTATCCCCACGTACTGATTGCTTGTACACCTAATCTACCAATAATGCCGCCAATGGCACTTTTAGCTGCAGAACTCTTATTAGCTTCGGCAAGAGCCTGAGTAGCCTCTGCGTCAAGTTCTGCGATTGCGATATTAGTAATACGGTCAAGTTCACCTTCAGCAGACTTCCATGCCCACTCCATAGTGTCAGCATAATGTTGCCACAAATTAGCATATGCAGTTTTGCTCATATCTAATATGGCGTTTGCATTGAGTTCATTTGCACGATTAATAGCAGCGGTATCAGCGGTAGCAATCTGACGACGCCACTGTGCGTTAGCCTGTGCAATAACAAGCTGGTTCTGGGCATTAAACTGGTCACGCTGATTGTTTATTTCAGCATTAAATCGTTCTACAGTGTTTACCTGACCAGCGTTAAACTGCGATTGAGCGTTAGCTTGCGCTGCGTTAAACTGAGATGTTTGAGATGCAAGATTTGCAAAGAATTGGTCTGTTTGAGTTTGGGATGTAGCATTAAATTGCCTAGCCGCATTTTCTGCAGCTTGATCTGTAAACAGTGATTGTACTCGCTGTTGCACTTTAAACATATCTGTCTGCTGCCTGTTGGACAAATTAGCCATGTCCATCTGCAAAAAGTTCTGTGCGTTTTGTACAGCGGCTTGCTGTCGATTACTTAGATTAGCAGTATCAAGTTCTGAAAGTGCTGCAGCTTCTGCCATAACAAGAGCCTGTTGATTAGATAGATTATTCAGGTTCATAGTATTTACGGCACGAGCATTTTCAAGTTGTACTTGCTGCTGTGCTGTAAAGTTTTGATTGGCTATATCACTAATCTTACTAGCGTTTAGAACCCGTGCTTGAAACTTTTGGTCAAACTCTTGTCCAATAAAACTTGCACGTTGTTCTGCGGCAAGCATAGCACGTTGTTGTCTATTGGATAAGTTTTGAGACTCAAACTGTGCAAATGTAGAAGCATCAGCTTGGGCAACAGGTAGAGCAGCTTCAATAGCCGCTTGTACAAGTGCCTGACCTGCTATGCTGCTTGCGCCAAGGCCACGTGCTGCCATCTGCGCTGTTGCGTTGCGAAGTGCGCCAGCGGCCCAACTTGGAGGATTTTTACCATCAAAATCAGAAGTAAGTTCTGCAAGTTGGCCTTGTATGGTGGCTTTTTGTGAAGGTAATGCTTCTGCAGCTTGTATCTGTTCAGCAAATGCTGCTGCCTTTTCTGCGTTAAACGTAGATTCTACAAGTTCTCCATCTTGCAGTTTGCGCTGCACAGGATTTTCAATTAAGTGTGCTTTACCTTGCGCAGCTTCTAAACTACCTACGCTTGATTCAGTTTGTTCTGCCGCAATAACTTTTGAGCGAGGATCATTTGGGTCGGTCTGTGCTGCTTCTACAGTATCAAGCGCAGAATCTACAGCAGGAGCAGCTTGAACAGCGTCCATTTGTGTGGCTTGTTTTTGTTCTACTGGGCCAGCTTGCTCTGTTGTAGCCATAGCTGTAGGCACCGCAGTATCACCAGTAACTACACCGACACGAGGGTCAATATACTGACCGGGTTCGCTTGGTGTAAATGCAACTTGAGTTACGCCACCTTGTGGTAATCCCGGCTGAAGCATACGTTGGATACTTGCTTCTGTTACATTTTTAGGTGCTTCTGTTTTAGCAGCTTGCTGTTGATTTCTGGAAGCCAAAAACTGTTCGTAGGCTCTGTCGACTGCTCTACCTCTTGTACCAGAACCAAACGTCCCAAGGCCATACTTACTGTTGTACATATCTGCCGTTCCTATGGTCGGCATTTCCATGTTTTTATAAATGTCTGATTGTAAAAATTCATCGTACCCTTCCGGCTTTTCGCCCGGAAGTTTTGGCAGGTTTATTGGTTGGTTCCTCGCGTCTTGTGACCCTTTAAGTAAAGGGTTTTCGGGTGTGGGCATCTGCGGAAATCCCCCATCAACGCCAAAGGTAAAACCACCAGCATTAGGCATAGTACCACCCGTCTGCATCTTCACTACACCACCACGTGCCATCTGCACAGCGGCGTTAGTAAACTGTTGCATACGTGCCTGACGTGCAGGGTCTTGCTCAATGAAGTCTTGGAACTGACTCAT